CGCCCGGATCAGGAGAAGTTCCTCAAGGGTTGGCTGGCTCGGGTGGATGCGGTGGAGACTGCTGCCAACACCATGCTGGCCTGAAATAGGGCAACTTTGCCCTATTCTTTTCCTTGACAACCGGATAAAATGTTGAAACAAAAAGGGGTTTTCCTATGACAACTGCCAGTGTGATGACATATGACTCGCTGGTTGAGAACATCCAGAGCTATCTGGAGCGTTCGGACACGGCGACGCTGGAGAAAATCCCCCTGTTCATCATGCTGGCCGAGCAGGTCATCGCCAGCCAGATCAAGTTCCTTGGCAACCTGACCGTGAACACTTCCGCAATGGTTGCCAGTCAGGCAACGGTGGATAAGCCGGCTCGCTGGCACAAGACGGTCTCCATGAACATCACCGTGGCCGGTGAGCGCACCCCGGTGCTGCTTCGCAAGTATGAGTACCTGCGTGAGTATTGGCCAGAGCCGGCAACCACCGGAGTGCCGAAGTTCTACGCTGACTATGACTACACGCATTGGCTAGTGGCCCCGACCCCGGCCGCTGCCTACAACTTCGAGGTGCTGTACTACGAGCGCGTGCAGCCGCTAGATTCGTCCAACCAGACCAACTGGTTCACCATCTACGCCCCGCAGGCGCTTCTGTACGGGTCGCTCCTGCAAGCCATGCCGTTCCTCAAGAATGACGAGCGTATGGCGATGTGGCAGCAGCAGTTTGACCTGATCATCAACACGCTGAAGGCCGAGGATGTCGCACGCATCGCCGACCGTCAGGCGACTGTACTGGATTCCTGACCATGAGCTACAACTCCCCCTTCACCGGCAATGTGATCCAGCCGACGGATGTCTCGTACCGTGCTATCACACTGTCGGCCAATACCCAGCTCCAGTGGCCGATCAACGGCAACGCCACGGATGACTACGCCGCCCGGATAATGAATGTCACGGCGACGACCACCAGCTTGTCGCTGTACATGCCGCCGGCTGATCAGGCATCGGTCGGCCAAGACGCGCTGATCCGCAATGTTGGCTCCAACTCGTTCACCGTCAAAGACTACGCCGGCGTCAACACGATCATCGTTGTCGCGGCTGGCGAGTCCAAGTACATCTACATTACGGCCAACCCCACCAACGCCGGGACATGGAGCAACATCGCCTTCGGAACCGGGACCAGTAGCGCAGATGCCGCTACCCTTGCCGGGTACGGCTTGCTCGCTTCCGGCCTGACCCTGAACCAATCCTCGCCGGTCAGCTCGTTCGCAACGACCTATACCTTGGTCACTGCAGACCGTGCAAAGCTATTTTTGTGGACGGGTGGCGCCGGAACCCTCACCCTGCCGGATGCGGCAACGGTCGGCAACAATTGGTTCGTGCAGGTGCGAAACGGCGGGACTGGTAGCTTGACGGTGGCCGGCGCTGGATCTGACACCTTCAACGGATCGGCCTCGGTGATTCTGCAGCAGGCGGATTCCTGCCTGATTGCCTGCTCGGGCACGGCTTTCTACTCAGTCGGATTGGGCAAGAATACCCAGTTCAACTTCTCTCAGTTAGTCAAAACAGTTGCCTCGGGGACTTACACCCTAACCTCGTCGGAAGCGTCAAACACTATCCAGAAGTACATCAGCTCTGGAAACTTGGCCGGCAATGTGACGATTATCGTTCCGCCGACCATCCAGATCTACTACATCCAAAACGCCACCACGACTAGCGCCTCGTACACTTTAACGATTAGCACTGGGTCTGGCTCCACGGCAGTAATTACCTCAAACCAACAATCAACCCTGATATGCGATGGAACCAACCTTGTTAACGCCAACACCATCGTGGCGGGTCAGTCTTCCGTAAACTTGCTGGATGGCTCTGTAGGCGCTCCGGCGCTGTACTTTGGAACCGAGCCGACCACCGGCGTCTACCGGGCTGGCGCGGGGCAGTTTGACATTGCCATCCTTGGGGTGTTGCGTGCGGCTGTAACGGCGTCTGGGCTGTCTGTAACCGGAACTGGAACCTTCTCTGGCGGCGTCTCAGGCGGGACTTACTGATGACCAAGAAGGTCTTCGCCCTCGACACCAAGCCGGGAATTCAGCGCGACGGTACAACGCTGGATCGGGACTTCTATCAGGACGGCGAGTGGGTCAGGTTTCAGCGTAGTCGCCCGAGGAAAATCGGCGGCTACCGCGAGATGACAAGTCAAATCAAGGGCTTGTCTCGCGGCATTTATGTGGAATCTGAAGACGGTTACAACCGGATCTTCAACGGCTACAACAACGGCCTCGAGCGGTTTGAGTGCGACAACAATGGGATCGGAGCCGGAGTAACCGAGTACAGCATGAATGGCGGTCCGATTCTGACCACCGGAACGCTCGTAGGCGGCTCCACCTACACGAACGGAACCTATACAGGGGTCAGCCTTACCGGCGGCTCAGGAAGCGGCGCCAAGGCCACTATCGTCGTTTCTGGCGCGGTTGTGTCATCGGTGACAATCACCACGGCCGGAAATGGCTACTTGGCGGGGGATACCCTGTCGGCTTTGGCGGCCAGTATTGGCGGGACTGGTACGGGATTCTCGGTCAAGGCGGCCACCGTAGGCTCTAGCTTCACGGCTTCGGATTTCAATCTGTGGCAGTTTGATGGCTTCTTTGACGCCACGGGCGCTGGTAATAACCTGCTGCTAGCGCACCCCGGATTGAACCTAGCCCAGATCGACAATACCACCGCAACTGCGGTGCTGGCCGGCGCTCCGGGCGGGTCGGTCATGTATCCCCTAAAGGACACTGCCGGAAGCACCCCGACCGGCGACACGATCAGCGTGGCTGGCGGGGTAGTGGCTTTGCACCCCTATGTCTTTGTCTACGGCGACAACGGCCTGATCAAGAACTGCTCGGCCGGCAATGTGTTTGACTGGAACAGCCCAGATACCAACGAGGTGAATGTCTCCTCGCAAAAGATTGTGAAAGGCCTGCCGGTGCGCGGTGGATCGAATGCGCCGTCCGGTCTGTTCTGGGCGCTTGATTCCTTGATCCGGGTGAGCTATGCGCCGACGACGGTAGGGGCGCAGACCCTGTACTGGCGGTACGACATCATTGGATCGTCCACGATTCTATCGAGCCAGAGCGTGATTGAGTATGACGGCATCTATTATTGGTGCGGCGTTGATCGTTTCCTGCTCTACAACGGCGTGGTCAAGGAACTGCCGAACGAGTTCAATCAGAACTACTTCTTCGACAACCTCAACTACGCCCAGCGCCAAAAAGTCTGGGCGACCAAGGTTCCGAGGTTTGGCGAGATCTGGTGGTTCTACCCCAAGGGTGACTCGGAAGAGTGCAACGACGCAATCATCTACAACATCCGCGAGAACTGCTGGTATGACGCCGGCTCGTCTGTCGGAGCAACTCGCACTGCTGGGTACTTCTCTCAGGTATTCCGCTTCCCAGTAGCGGCTGGCGAGGATGTGTCTGTTGAGGAAACCCTGCTCACTCAGAACATCGTCACGAATACCAACACAACGATCACTACAGCAATCAGCAATCAAATCTATGTTGGCATGGAAGTGGTTGCAAGCGGAGTTCCGATTGGAGCTGTCATCACCGCTATCATAGCTAGCGCAACACCGGGCGATTACAGCATCACCATTAGCTTGGCTGCTACGGCCTCAGCAACCGTCTCTGCCGCCTTCAAGAGCGTGCCGGGACTGATCAGCCTATGGCAGCACGAGATCGGCACAAATGAGGTCAAAGGGCAGAATGTCCGGGCTATCCGGTCGTCGTTTGAGACCAACGACCTTGGCCTGATTGCCGGCGGCCCGTCGCAACCGACAATGGTGGGCGACAACTATTGGCTGCACCTTGAGCGGATGGAACCTGACTTCATCCAGTCTGGAGAGATGGAGTTGTATGTAACAGGCCGCCCGTTCGCCCAGAAGACGGATGTAACCACCGGCCCGTACACCTTTGACCCCGACACCGGCAAGGTAGACCTGCGGGAGCAGCGTCGAGAGCTGCGCCTGCTTTTTGTGTCCGATGTGCAGGACGGCAATTATCAAGTCGGTAAGATTCTCCTGAGCGCAGATGTCGGCGATGTGAGACCGTACTAATGGCCCAGCTTGCTCTTGTCTATGATCCGCGTGGCCACACTTTCGAGTCGTGGTCTGCTCTCATGTGCGAAGCATATGCGGCGCAGAGCTTGCAGATTGATGTAACTGAAGAGAATTGGAAAGACTGGGCTGCTGGGCTGAAAGCCATTGATGTGTTTGTCAATGAAGGCATCCCCGGACCCTATGTATATGAGAACTGGCAGGACTGGGCGCAAGCCGTGGTCAATGCCGTCAATCCAAGGAACTGAGATGAAAACGCAAGACATCATCCGTCAAGATATGCAACAACACGGCATAGGAAATATGGCAGAAAAATTTCTGCAAGGTCTTGCTGTTGGTTTGCAAAAAAAAGAATTAGGTATTTTGCGAGAAAGCGAGACGGTGGTTATATTTAAATCATCAGGCGATCACGCGCTAGAGTTCCATGTTTACACCGCCGATTCACCAATTGCATTGACAAGAGCATTTAAAAAATTCTATGCGTATGCCAAAAATGGTGGCGTTGAATTTTTAGAAAGTAAGACGGACAACATTAACATTGTGAAGTTAGCGCAATCTGCTGGCATCCCAGTGAAAGCATACAAACTTGGTTCTGGGTATCAAGTAGAAATTGAGGTGCAATAATGGGTGGAGGCGGCGGTGGTGGCGGCATCCCATTTGTTTCAGATGTCATTGAGTTTGCTAGCGATGTAGTTGGCGATGTTGTAGAAGCTGCTGGAGACATTGTTGACAATATAGTAACTGCGGCGACAGAAAACCCACTTTTGGTTATTGCGGCAATTGCCGCCCCAGAGTTACTTGCTGAGTTTGCATTTGAGTCTGGTGGTGCGGCTTTGTGGGCTGAAGAGCTAGGCGGCGCGGCAATCCTTACCGGAGAGACTGCTGCCCAAGCTGGCGGATTCCTGCAGACTCTTATGGATGTTGGTGTTCCGTGGAATGTTGTGCAAGCACTTCCGGCGGCTGGTGTTGCTGGATTGACAAGCGCGGTAACCGCTGCCATACAAGGCAAGGACCCACTTGAGGCACTTTTTACAGGCGGGGCATTCTCTCTGCTTGGCGGATCGGTTGCGAGTGCGCTGATTGAGAGCGGCGTGTCTCCATCAATTGCAACGCTCGGGGCGCAGGCTGTATCGCAACTCGCCCGGAATGGCGAGATTGATCCTGCATCGCTTTTGACTAGCGCGGCGCTTGGCCAAACCAACCCCATCATTTCAAGTGCCCTGCAGGACGCCGGCGTTCCGTCGTGGATGCTGCCGACTGCAATGAATGCGGTCAATCAGGCAATCTTGACCGGGGATGTCAACCCGCAAGCGTTGGCTCTCGCGGCCACTGGGCGGTTCGTTGGTGATGCGGTCAGGAATGCTGACTGGGGGTCGCAGAACATCCTTGTGCCGACCAATGCCGTAAGGCCGACAGAAGCCCCTCCCAAGACCTCAGAGGACACCTCTGGCGGCCTGCCGACCACCAACACGGCTGACGCGCAGGGCGCCCTGCCTACGGAAAGCCCAACGCAGGTGGCATCTGGCCCGACCACGACCGATGTGCCGGTGCAAGAGCTGAACTGGGGTGATCCGGGGTATGTCTATCCTGATGGCACGGTTGAGCCGGCAGTAAAGAGCGGCCTAGATGCGGTGACGACTACGCCGATCCCGGCGCCAGAGGTTGTGCCAAGCACTCCGCTTGCGCCTGAAACAACGCAGCAGCCGGTCACGCCGCCTTCTGGAGGGTTGCCAACAACATCGACAGAGCCAAATTGGATCTACGACGAAACTGGAATGAGAACGAATTTTGCCAGAGATGAAAACAATGGCATCTATCGTCCCAATCCAATCAACCCTGAAAGTGGACAAGCCTACGACACAGTATTGCCGGGGCAAGGTTATTTGCCGGGTGTTACTGAGCCTATTGGCGCCCTGCCTAGCACGCCGGTTGGAGATGAAGGGTATGACCCGCTTCCGGATTTTATCAGCCCAGAAGTTACGCCTGCGCCGGTGACCCCAGTAGTAACACCAACCGATCCTATGGGAGAAGCATATCCAGTTGGAATGACTCCGCCGTCAGACCCGTATGGCGGTGATCCCAACGCATTGGTTTTAGTACCTACAGGGAATGGCAATTTTGTCTACATGGACCCCAACACCGGGGATGTAGCAAGCAACCCGGATCAGGTAGTGACAGACCCGTACTTCACCACCAATCCGCCGGTAACGGATTCTGATTTTGGCGGTAACGCAGGATCATCATCCGGTGGCGGTGGTGGTGGTGGTGGCCTACCAAGTGCAACGGCTGCTCCGGCGGCAAGTGCGCCGTACAGCTTCCCGATGGTTGGCGGTCTGCCGACTGATCCAATGGCTGCGAAGAATGCAATGGACAAGACGACCGGCTCAACCGATACATCTGGCACTGACCCGTCGCGTCGGGCCTACCTGTCGCCGGTCGTTCTGAGTACGCAAGGTGGCGGTAAGGGAACTCCGACATACGCCCAGCTCATTCCGCAGCTTGCCAGCCTACTTAGCCAACGCGGCTACGCAGATGGCGGTCAGGTGGACGCCGATCCATCGCATCGTGCTTATCTGGCCCCGGTTGTTGCGAGTACGCAGGCTATCGGCAAGGCGCGTCCGACTTACTCACAGTTGATCCCGCAGGTTGCAAACATCCTTGACCAGCGTGGCTACGCGGATGGCGGCCAAGTAGACGACTACTTCGCTCAAATCTTGGCGCAGCGCGGCTACCCAGTGGAGATGGTTCCGGGGCCAGAGGATCGGATGTACCGGCGCCACATGAAGCGCGGTTTCGCGGTCAATGGACCGGGCACAGGGCAGTCGGATGACATCCCGACGATGCTGGCTGATGGCGAGTATGTGATCGACGCGGATACCGTAGCGCAGCTTGGTGATGGTTCATCCAAGGCTGGAGCGGAAGTACTTGACAGATTCCGCGAGGCGATAAGAAAACACAAAAGATCGGCTCCTGTGGATAAAATACCCCCAAAGGCAAAAAGCCCACTGGAATACATGAAGGCTGCTCAAAAAGGAAAGAAAAATG